GACCCTCAGAGACGCCAAGGTGACCCGCCATCCCACGATTGCTGCCGGACTACCCAGAAGACGGGCAATAGCGCGGTTCCTGCTGCTCCAGATCCCGTTGACCTGCTGCCTCAACTGGTCATGCCGCAGTTCTTCCGACATCTCGTTGGTTGAGTCGCTGCGGTGCCAAGCGTCATCCAACGGCTGGAAAGCTGTGGCTGCGTCGCGGTACAAATCGCAAGCCTTGCGCTCGGTTTTCGGCAGATCCACCACCTGTGCCACCGGCACAGGCGGACGCTGGACACTATCCGTAGACAGCTTCTCGTAACCGAAGCCAAGTAGGCCGAGCAAAAGGATGGGCACGGCCAAGGCTCGCAAGAATGCGAAGGCGATCAGAGCCAAAAGTACGGCTGCCGCGATAATGAGCATCTCGACCTCAGAAGGTTGCAGAACCCATACCCATGGCTACTTCCTCCGAAGAGATCCTCGTCACGGGAAGACGGCAACCATACCGGGATCCCAACGAGCTCACCATCAGCGTGGGCGGGACCACCTTCGGCGGCTGGCAGGACGTCCGAGTGACGCGCGGCGTCGAGCGGATGCCGGCCGACTTCGAGATCGTGCTGACGGAGCGCTATCCCGGCCAGATGGCAGATGTTGTGATGCGGCCCGGGCAGACCTGCGTCGTCCGCCTCGGCAATGACCGCGTCGTTACCGGCCGGATCGACCGCTATGCCGCCAGCATCTCGGCCGGTCAGCACCAGGTCACGGTTGCCGGGCGCGGCAACTGCCGCAACCTGGTCGACTGCGCCGCCGGCTTCGGCCCGTCCGGACCGACCGGCGGCCAGATCGGCAACGCCTACGTGCGGGACATCGCGAGCAAGCTGGCCGACCCTTTCGGCATCACAGTCGAGGACCTGGTGTCGGATCCCGGCCAGATCATTCCGCAGTTCAACGTCATCTTCGGTGAGACGGTCTTCGAGATCATCGACCGGTGCGCGCGCTACGCGGCTCGACTGGCCTACGAGAACAACTACGGCAACCTGGTGCTCACGCAGGTCGGGACAGCCTCCATGGCGTCCGGCTTCCAGCAGGGCGTGAACGTCCAGGCGGCGAACGTCAGCTACAGCATGAACGAGCGCTTCAGCGACTACTGGGCGGCGCTCATCGGGACGGACACGCTCTCCGACATGGGTGACGCAGGCTTCATCCTGGGCCACGAGAAGGATGCCGGCGTGCCGGACTTCCGGCCAATGGTGATCGTCTCGGCGGAGATGCAGCAGGGCGGCAACTTCATCGCCGCGTTACGGGCTCGCTGGGAGAAGGCACGGCGATATGGGCGGTCCCAGGCGGTCACCATCGTCTGTGACAGCTGGCGGGACAGCGCCGGGAGCCTCTGGGCGCCCAACATGCTGGCCTCAATCGATCTGCCGGCGCTGAAGCTCGATGCTACCTGGATCATTGGCGAGGTCACCTACCGCCGCGGCGAGGGTGGGACCACCGCCGAGCTGACCTTGATGCCGCCCGAAGCGTTCCAGCCCGAGCCGGCAATCGTCGCCGCCTTCGATTGGCAGGTCGCGCAGGCCCTCTCCTCACAAGGGGCGGCAAAGAACTAGGAGACGGGGTATGGCCGCTGGTTTCAGCGTCACGATCAGCGCCAGCGACCAGATCTCCGGCACGATCGACAAGATCAACAAGAAGTTGCAGGCGTTTTCCGCGCCCTACGAGCGGATGGCGGCTTCCATGCGCAAATTCGGCGACGTCTCAGGGCTCAACCGCGTCGCCAAGGCCTTCGGAGACGTCGGAAAGAGCGCGTTCGACGCTTTCCGCAACGTCACGCGGATCGTCGAGCCGCTCGGGGCCATCGCCGGCGCCGCAAGCGTCGCTGGCATGTATCGCCTGGCGTCCGCCTGGGCCGAATGGGGCAGCCGCCTGGGCTACAACGCCGAGCGGATCGGCACGACGGCCAATCGACTGAACACGCTGCAGAACGCGGCGCGCCTGGCGGGCGTGTCGGCAGACTCGATGACGCAAGGCATGACGCATCTGAAGGATGCGATGACCGACGCGCTCGCCGGCCGCAACGACGAGGCAATGCAGTACTTCCAGCGGCTCGGAATCAGCCTCCAGCAGCTGCGCGGGCCGGCCGAGAGCGTGCTGCCGAAGATCGTCCAGAAGATCGGCCAGCTCGAGAAGAGCAATCCGACGCTGGCGGCCCGCGTCACCTCGGCGATTTTCGGCAGCGAGGAGCTGTTGCGCCTCTTCCGCGGCGGCCTGCCCGCGCTCCAGGCCTATCTCGACCAGGCGCAGAAGCTCGGCGGCGTGACGGAAGAGCAGGCGAAGCGGGCAGACCAGCTTCGCCAGTCGCAGGCCGCGCTGACGATCGCCGTGGAGCAGTTCGGCTACACGCTGGCTTCCGCCCTGCAGCCGGTCATCGGCCCGGTGATCGACTACATGACGAACTGGATCGCGGCGAACCGGGACTGGCTGGCGAGCGCCATCACGGACGACGTTCGCGCCTTCGTGGATCAGATCAAGGCGATCAACTGGAAGGACATCCGACAGGACTTCTCCGACTGGTATCAGGCCGTGAAAAAGCTGGTGGACGCACTGGGTGGACCGCAGGCGGCGATCCGCGACCTGATGATCGTCATGGCTGGTGGCTTCGCCCTGAAGGTCATCACGCCCTTCCTGACGCTCGCCGGGGCGATCGACACTGCGATCCTGAAGTTCGGCAAGCTGGTGCTGGCGGCGCGTGCGGCCAGCGTAGCCTCCGCCGCAGCGACCGTTGGCGAGGGTGCTGCGGCCGGCGGCGTGATGGCCGGTGCGGCCTCACTGGCTGGAACGGTGCTCGTGGGCGCCGCGGTGACTGCGACCGTCGCCTACCTGACGGCGCACGGGCTGTCCTGGCTGTTCGGCAAGGGCTGGAACGACACGGGGCCGGTCGGCCGGACCGCCAATGCGGCGAACCACGGGCACGACCCGAACACGGCGATCCACGACGGCTCTGGAGCTCGGCGAGGCATCGACCAGAGCACGCCACGCGGTATCCGCAACAACAACCCGCTCAACCTGACCTACCTGCCGGGTCAGGGCGCTGTCGGCTCTGACGGGCGCTTCGGACAGTATGCGACGATGTCGGCTGGCATCGCGGCAGCGGAGCGGCAGCTTCTGCGCTACCAGGGGCGCGGCATCGACACGCTCACGGGCATCGTCTCGAAGTGGGCGCCGTCGAACGAGAACGACACGAACGGCTACATCGCCCGCGTGGCAAAGGCGACCGGGTTCCGGCCAGACCAGCGCCTGGACCTGAGCGACCCGAAGACGGCGGAAGCCGTCATCGCGGCGATGAGCCATGTCGAGACCGGCCGATCGATCGGTAGCGGGGATATCCACAGCGGTGTCTATGCCGCCCTCGGCCTGCCCGGCGCCGGCGCTCCTGCAGCGGCCATGCCATCGGCGCCTGGCGCAGCCGGCGCTGCCGGGGCCAGCGGCAAGGTCGTGGTGCACGTCCAGACCGACCCCGGCACCAAGGCGCAGGTCCGCTCCACCAGCGGCAATGTCGCGGCGCCGACGCCCGGTGTGGCCCGCACAGTGGCCGGCACGCCCTACGCGGCATGAGCGATCCACTCCGCGGCGCGCTCCGCCGCATCCAGAACCTGCTGCAGATCGGGCGCACGACGGTCGCGGCAGACGACAGCGGTCCGGTGCAAACCGTCCAGTTGAAAACGAGCAATGCGCAGACGCGCGACAAGGTCCCCGCCAGCTTCCATTACGGCTTCAGCGCCTCGATGCCGGTCGGGACCGACGTCGTGGTGCTGAACGTTTCCGGCGACAGCACGAACGGGGTGATCATCGCCAGCGGTCACCAGACCTACCGACTCAAGGGCCTCCCGGCCGGCGGTGTGGCGCTCTACGACCTGACCGGATCGACCGTGAGCCTCGACGGGAAGGGTGGCATAGCGGCGACGCCCTCAGGAGGCACCTTCACGGTTAACGGGAAACTCGTTGTCACCGGGGATGCCACCATCAGTGGACGGTCGTTCCTGTCGCATCAGCATACCGGTGTCGAACCTGGCAGCGGAGACACCGGAGCCGTCGTCTGATGGACATTCTGATCGAGTGGAACCCCGCCCTCTTCTCGGGGGACTGGGCCATCGCGAACGGTGGCCTGGCGGTGAGCCAGACCGGCAGCGACGACCTCAAGAGCGCGGTGCTCGTGAGCCTCTTCACCGACCGCGTGGCACCCGCCGGATATGTGGGCCCGGGCGGCGATACCGATCCGCGTGGCTGGTGGGGGGACACGTACGAGGCGAGCCCGATCGGGTCGCGCCTTTGGATGCTCGCTCGCGCCAAGAAGAGCGACCAGACGACGCTGCTGTCGCTGGCGAAGACCTACTGCACCGAGGCGCTGCAATGGCTCCTCGATGACGGCATCGCGGCGTCGATCGCGGTGAACACCTTCTGGTTCAAGCCCGACGCTATGGGCATCACGATCTCGATCGCCAAGCCGTCTGGGCAGACCAACGGCTTCTCCTGGGTATGGAAAGGGTTCTGAATTGCCTTATGCCCGGCCCACCCTGACGGAGCTCAACGGCCAGGCGCTGCAGGACATCCAGTCGGCGCAGATCGGCGGCGTCGATGGCCTGCTGCAGAAGGCGGTTCTGCGTGTCCTGGCGCGAGCGCAGTCCGGCCTCGCCTATGAGCACTATGGCTACCAGGACTGGATCGCCCGGATGGCCGTCCCTTGGACGGCGCGTGACGAGTTTCTGGAGGGATGGGCCGCCCTGAAGGGCGTCACCCGAAAGGCGGCTTCCTATGCCGCCCTCACCGCGACCTTTACCGGCACGCCGGGCGTCACGATGCCATCCGGCACCACGGTGGCGACGGCGAACAGCCTCAGCTTCAGCACCACAGCCGACGCGACCGTCGGCTCGACGGGATCTGTCACCGTTCCGATCGCGGCGACGACGGCCGGATCGGCGTCGAACCTCGCTGTCGGAACCGCGATGACGCTGTCCGGCGCGATCACCGGCATCAACAGCAGCGGCGCCGTCGCCAGCTCCGTCACCGCAGGTGCGGATCAGGAGACCGACGACGCTTTCCGCACCCGGATGCTGCAGGTCTATGCGGCTCCGCCCCAAGGCGGGGCACAGGACGACTACGTCACCTGGGTGGAGGATGTCGCCGGCGTCACGCGCGCCTGGTGCAACCCGAACGGCGCGGGCGTTGGCACGGCCGTCGTCTACTTCATGATGGACGATGTCCGGGCGTCGCAGTCTGGCTTCCCGCAGGGCACGAACGGCGTCGCCTCTGCCGAAAGCCGGGATACCGCCGCCACTGGCGACCAGCTGACGGTGGCAGATGCGATCTATCCCCTGCGGCCCGTCACGGCGCTCGTTTATGCCTGTGCGCCTGTCGCCAACCCGATCAGCTTCGTGATCGCCGATCTTTCGCCGGCCACCAGCACCGTCATCGCTGGCATCACGACGGCGCTGCAGGATCTGTTTGTGCGCATCGGCACGCCCCTGGGCATGACGATCTATCCATCCGACTGGAACGAGGCGATCGCCTCCGTCGCTGGTATCGAGCACTTCAACGTCACCAGCCCGGCAGCACCCGTGACCTTGTCCGTCGGTCAGCTGCCCACGCTCAGCGGCACGCCCCAGACGAGCGCCTGATGGCCTACACGTCCGACGACTTCCTCTCCGCCTTCCAGGCGCTGCTGCCGCGCGGGCCGATTTGGCCCCGCGATCCGGACAGCGTCCAGACGAAGGTGCTCGCCGCCCTGATGCCGAGCTGGGCGCGCCTGGCGGAGCGCGACGAGAACCTGCTGACCGATGCCTTCCCGGCAGCGCCCGTGGAATTGCTTCCGGAGTGGGAGGCTTCCCTCGGCCTGCCGGATCCCTGCGCCGGCGAGAGCCCAACGCTGCAGCAGCGGCAGATGCAGGTGAAGGCGCGCTTCGTCGCCAATGGCGGACAGAGCGTCACCTATCTCACCCAGTTCGCCGCCCTGCTCGGTTACACGGTGACGATCGACGAGTTCGCGCCCGCGATCGCCGGGCGGCTCCGCGCCGGGGAGCCTGCCAACGGCGCAGGCTGGGCGTTCGTCTGGCGCGTGAACCTCCCGGGCTTCACCCTGACCAATTTCCGTGCCGGCGATTCTGCCGCGGGCGATGCGCTCACGGTCTGGGGGAATGCCGTCGTGCAATGCGAGCTCGAGCGGGTGGCGCCGGCGCACACCGTCGTCCTGTTCGCTCAGACGGCACCCTTCTCGAACGACTACGGCGGAGACATCGATTGAACCGCTTTCACCTTCACCTTGCGGCGGCTGTGTCGCTTTCGCTCGCGGGAGGCTTGGCGCACCGGGCGGACGCCCAGAGCAAGCCGAACTGGAAGTCGTACGCGCAGACCGGGAACGCGGCGGACATCGTCCCGGCACCGACCGTCGCCACGCAGCTCGGCAACAAGGTCGACACGTCCGGGGGCGCTTCGACCAACCAGACCTTGACGACGCCGTCGCTCAAGAGCGGATCCGTCACCGGCACTGACCTTACGGGCGGCGCAGTCAAGCCCACAGGCGCGACAGGCACGATCACGCCCGGCGACTGGGCCCGCAACGTTCTCGACGTCCGCGCGATGGGGGCGAAGTGCGACGGATCAACTGATGATTCCGCAGCTATCAATGCGGCGCTGGCGTTGGCCCATAACACAGGCGGGATCAATGGCGGCGTTGTTCTGATCCCGGCGGAGCATAACTGCAAGTTCGGCTCGACTCTGGTGGTGCCGGAGCATGTCACTCTGACGGGCGCCGGCATCCGCGAGAGTCTGCTCTCGCCGACCTCTACAAGCTTCTCCCCACTGATCCAGCTAACCGGCGGATGGTCGAAGGTTCGGGATCTCGAAATCGATGCCGGAACCCCGACCTCGGGTGTTGCGATCGACGCTTCGACGGACCAGCCTTTCGGCGCAGAGATTTCTCGCGTCTGGATCGAAGCCCCTTGCATCGGCATCGATCTCAGCGGGAACAGCCAGTTTATCGACCAGTCGCGCGTCAATAACGGATCCGGAGCTTCATGCTACGGCATCCGGGTCGGCCATGTGACGACGTCTGCCGGAACGACGGATCCGCGCATTACCAACACGACGGTGTCTAGTCAGCAGACGGCCGGCGCCGGGATGCGAATCGAGGACGCCGGTGGCTTGTATCTGTCGGATAACGACGTGCTGTATGGCGTTCACGGCACCTGGATTATCCCAGGTGCCAGCCAGCAGGTGATCTGGACCTTCGGGTCGAACACGGTCCTCTCCGATACCGCCTATGGGACTGGGCTGCTCATCGACACTTCGGCCTCAACCGCAAAAGTCCAGGGGCTGTCGTTCGTCAACTCCTGGGTCAGCAACGCGCAAAATGCACCAGGCGCGCAGCTCCTCAACACCGGGGGAGGATTGGTCACGGGAATTCACATCCTGGCTGGACGCTGGTTTACGAACGGGGGCGACGGAGTCGACGTCGCTCCAACCGTGACGGACTTCTCGTTCGAGCACAGCGCCATGTGCGGGAATAACAGTTCGTCCAGTGGGATCTACTTGCAGTCCGGCATGTCGGGCTTCCGGATCGAAGGGAACACCATTACCTCGACCTGCAACGGCGCGTCGGCCAACTTTGCCTACGGCATCAATCTTGGCGGGTCGAATGCTGAAGGTGTCGTGACGGGCAACGATCTTACGGGGCTTGCAAACCCGCTGGCGGTGACCTCTCCAGCGTCCTCAGCAAACCTCATTATTCGAGACAATATTCCGACAGCCACCCAACTCGCTTCTGTGGCGGACGCAGCGACGGTCGGTCTCGGCGGCGGTCAGGAGAACTATACCCTGACAGGCTCTGGGACGACCATCACGAGCATGACGCCCGCCTGGGGCGGCCGCAAAGTCACACTCTATCCCGCTGCGGCAGTCGCATTCGGCACGGGCGGCAATGTCTGTAGCGCCTTCACGGCGACGGCGGGCGTACCCGTAACGGCCAGCTATTTCGGCTGCTGGTATTTGAAGTGACGTGGCGGCGGTCAGGGCACGCGCTCTGTTCTCCAGGCTTCCGATCCATCAGGAGAGATCACTTGTTCCAGATTGATGTCGCTTCGGCCGTCGCCGAGCGGCCGACGCCGTCGGCTGCGGGAACCGCTGGCTGGTTCACCAACGGGGATCCGGCAACCGGCGTGCCCGGGACCGTCGTCGACCAGGACTGGTTGAACAGCCAGCAGGGTGAGCTTCTTTCGATCCTGACGGCAGCAGGCGTTACGCCGGACAAGACGAGCGTCGGCCAGGTGCTCGCATCTTGCCAGAAGCTGTTCAGCACCACCTATCTCGCATCAGGCTCCAGCAGCGTCGTCCTGCCGACTGGCCTGATCGTGCAGACGTTCGCGACGCC